TTTAGTTCATCTTCACGCCATTTAGTAAGTTTTACTTGTTGTTCCTGTTCCCTAGCATAATCCTCACGAGCCTTTTTCTCTGCTGCTTCGCCTTTTTCTATACCAATTCGTCTAAACTTGGCTTCTTGCTCTTGCTGTTTAATCTGAGCCTGTTCTGCTTCTGTACGTGCTTTTTCTTGTTTAGGTAATGTATCACCACTTTCTTTTATAGCTTGTTGTGCTTTTTCGGTTTTATTTTGTGCTTCACTTTTTTTAGTATCAGCTGATGCAGATTCAGTAGATTTAGAAGGTAAACCAGTAATTTTTACATTACTAAAAATATCTTTGGGCCAATTTAGAATTTCTACCTTACTGACTGTTGTTTTTATTTCATTGCCAATTTTAGATATATCAATACCCTTGCCTTTTTCTTGACCAGTTAACATTCCTTTTATGTTATTAAAGGCTATACTTGCACCTTCCTGACCCATACCTTTGGCAAAATTCATCATCTGATCTGGTTTAATTACAGCTTCTAATCCATGTAGTTCAGCAAGTGTTCCTTTACCCCAATCTTCAAACAGTTTACCAGCTGCTTCGATACTGCCGCCTTCACGTTTTATTGGCTTTTCGTTTCTAATATCTCTTATTTCCTTAATCCCTTGATATATTTTAGATAACCATTCTATCCCTGTTTCAACCGTAGTGACAATCTTTGTATCGATTTTTTTGGCCGCCTCAAAACCCCCAGCTTTCTCGAATCCCTTAACCAGCATAGGTGCTAGATTTTTTCCTTGACCTTTGCTTTCAACATACTCCTTAGCCAACTGGTCATTAGTTTTTCCACCTGTACCACCTGGTACTTTTTGTGTTAGATCACCTAATGCTGATAATGACCCTGTAGCCTTACCTGTTTTAGGATCTCTACTCTGTTCACTATTTTTAATAAAAGTACCTATTATACTTGTTAGACCTGCTTCAAAATCTTGCATTCTTGCTTGTGCTGTAATCATAACTTGAGTTAATCCAGCACGTTTTTTTTGTTCCTCTAAAATAGCATCACGTTGTTTCTTCATTGCTTCAGCGACATCATCTGTGCCTTTCATAAATGTTTTCAAGCCTTGATAGGCTGCATCATTTACTTCTACATTTTTAGCCACTGCTTTAGCTGCATCACCAACTCCTATAGCCCCTAATGTTAATAATGCCCTATTACTTTGATTAGCCATATTAGCCTGCTTGGCATTTTCCATAGCACTTTTAGATGCTTCAATATTTGCATAACTTAATTCTTTAGCACTTTCTGCTGTTTTCATTGATGCATCGCCAAATAAAGCCAATTGCATCTGTGCATCCTTACTGGTAGCTGTGCCTGTGGCAAAAAATTCTTTAAATAGTTGCCCTTGACCTATTGCTTCTGCTTGTAGTAGTTGTTGAGCATAGGCCTCACGTGCCTTTTTTTCTGCCTCAAAACCTTGCTCTGCAGCAATTAATCTAAATTTACTTTCTACCTGTCCATCAACTGCTGCTTTTTTAAGTTTTTCTTCCTGCTCTCTACGACTAACACCTGTTAACTTGGCTACCATATCCATTTCTGCACCAAGTTCAGCAGCAGCCTTAGCTGTACGTGCCTGACCTTCAACAGTATTATCTGTACTAGATTTTTGAAATCCTATCTGTACTGCTAAAAGTTCATTTAAATCCTTACTGGTATACCCCATCTGCCTAAGATTTTCAGTGAGACCGCTTTCAAAAAATGCCTTACTAAAATCTCCAAATATTCTTGTTCCTTGGCTTACACTACCACCAAGACCAGTGAATAAAGCAGCATTATTTTTAGTATTATCTGTTAAAACTTTAGCATATTCGTCTAAACTCAAACGAGCATTGGCAGCAGCAACTCTCATTGCTACCATATCATTATTAAATGAATTTCCTGTAACACTTAGATCTTGAAATGTCTTGGCCATTGAGCCAAGTTCGGTACCAAGCTTACGAACTACAGGAATACTGCTGGCGACGGCGCCTGATAACTTTTCAAAGCCTGTAGCTAACTTTTTTGTATTATCAGATTCAGCCATATTTTTTTACCAGAAATATACGTTTATAAATACTAATGTAATTATTTATCGGAGTCATTATGCCACAAGGAAACCCTCTTTCAAAGTATTTTAGACAACCCAAAATTTATGTAGCATTTCCCAGCAAAGGATCTTACTATCCACCTAATTCATTTAATGGTAATAGCAACAATGCACCAATATTTGGAATGACTGGCATGGATGAAATATTAATGAAAACTCCAGATGCATTATTCAATGGTCAAAGCACTGTAAAAGTAATTGAAAGTTGCTGTCCATATATAAAAGATGCTTGGAAAATGCCAAGTATCGATGTTGATTATATTTTAATCGCCATAAGAATAGCCACCTATGGTAATGAAATGGATGTAACACATCGTTGTCCTAATTGTCAAACCGCGAACGACTATAGCATAAACTTACATACAGTGTTATCATATCTTCAAAACCAAGACTACGATGGGAAGATAAAAATTGCAGATCTTTTAATTACTATAAAACCATTGACCTATGAAGAAATAACAAGATTTAATGTAGAAAATTACAAACTACAAAAAATGCTATATCAACTTAGTAAATTAGAAAATAGTGGTAATGAAGAACAGACTTTACAAAAACAGGATGATATCTATAAACGTATTGCGGAAATGCAAATAGAACTATTTGAAATTAGTATAGAAAATGTGCAACTACCAGATACTATAGTAGATGATTTTGAAATGATATCAGAATGGATTAGAAATAGTGATAAAGAATTTTATAAAAAAATCAAAGAAAAATTAGAATCAAATAAACGTCAATGGGATATTCCACAACAAGATGTACAGTGTCCTGAATGTAATTATGTTAGTAAAATTCAAATTAATATGGATCAAGCAAATTTTTTCGCCAGAGGCTAATCTATATTCCAGACTCTGAACTTGAAGATTTATTCAAGGATATGGAATTAGCCACAAAAAGAATTAAAGACGATATTTTTACTATAAGTTGGTATATGCGCGGCGGGGTTACTGCTGAAGAATTATTTCATGTATATAGTGCAGAAGATCGTGCTATTATTAATGATATAATTAAAATTAATATAGAAAATACTAAAAAAAGTGGACTTCCTTTACTTTGACCCTAAACCCATAGTTCGTAAAGTCATTCTAGCCGCAAGATCACCTATACTCATCCCTGGGTTTAGGATATCTTTAGCTGATGGGGTGTTAGAACTATCTGGATTATTGATATCTGTTTCTTTTTCATTATTCTTTTCTGGATTATTGATATCTGTTTCTTTTTCATTATTATTTTTTGCTCTATAGCCTTGAGCATATTTAATGGCTGCTTTAGAATATTCATAAACTTCCTTAACAAAAGTTACAGCATTATCTGCTGCCCAACCTATACCATTTATAATCCATCCAGCAATATAATCACGTATGATTGTTGTACCTTTTTCTGTTGAGAAAATACCCGCCAAACCACCTGCACCAATTCTCAACACAAAATTAATTGCTTCACTACCTGCAATACCTAACTTAGGTAGTGTTGTACCTGGAAGAAATTTCATTACTCCAGGCAAAATTTTAGTTATTACTGTTCCAAGTTGAGCAGTTTTACTTATAATTGCTATACCTATAACTTTTAAAACTAATATTCCTTTTAATTCAGTAAGTTTTTCTTCTTTTTCTTCAGGACTAAGATTACTTTCAGTAATAACTATGGATGCTGCATAATAATCAATAACCGCATTACCAATACCAAGAATACTTATTATATTCAATAGACCAGCACCAAGATTATTAAATGCTACTGCTGCTTGATTTGCTTTAGCTAGTTCAAATGCTTTTCCTGCGTTTTTGATTCGTGAATTATACATAAATTTACCAAACACAGGAATTTTAAGTAAGTGTTGATTATTTCTAGCAGTAGCACTCATTGCTCCAACTTTATTTGCTGCTGAAGTTGCATATCTACCCGCATCTTTAAATTTTTCAATAGGACTTACTAATCTTACAAGTCCGCCTATAGCTCGGCCTATAATTTCATTTGTTGCTACAACTTCAATAACTTTCATACGATATTTATACTTTGAGAGTGAGACTAGGTCTCACTCTTTTTTAGGACTACCGTCCTAAAAAATTTTTTGTCTTTTAATATTATGCAGATTGTAATGTCATAATTCGCCCACACAGGGCGAAGTACATTATGCGAGTTGCAGTGTCATTAACGTTAGTGCATTACAGAGGCGGTTGTCCGGTACCTCGAGCACAGTCTTCATACAACGGCGGCTTTACATGTATACGCTAACATACTTGTAAAACGTGCTGAATCTTCAGCGTCTTTTAGCCTTTATCCTATTCAAACAGCCAAATCACAGCAATTAAGTGATCGTCATCCATACGGGTAGTGGCTGAGTACTCGCCACGGCAGCGAGATTTCCGTCCCTGCGATACGTTTGTCCAGGTCTAGAGGTACCTGATATTTGGCCGATACCAAGCCTTAACCGTTTAAAATTTTGCCTTTAATATGATTACCATGAACACGGACACTGATCTGTCCGTTATAATAATCATCGCTTTCCAATACACGCCTTGAAAATTGTTCTCTTGCCTCTATGTAACTACATTCTGCCTTAGATTTACAATAGTATAATATTTCACGTTGAAAATTTTCTGGACCCAATTTAATTACATCAGCCTTAAGTGTGTCGTTTGAACCATAATAATCTTGCCAGTCACTTTCCATTTTGCCTTTGATCTTTTTACGTTTCTTAGTGCCATTTTTTAATTTGATTACATTGTAAGTAGTTTTGGCAAATTTTGATAGTTTTTTGCCAATATACATTTTGCCTGATATTGTATTGGTAATAAGATAAACGAAGCCTACATATTCTTCTGAAATTTGCGCGACTACTTGGCCTTGGTATATCCATGACATATATTATGTATGTCATTGCTTTGCCTCTTTACTTCCTTTTTGAAGTGCTTTACGTTCAGCTTTTTCTCTATCTATTTCATAACGCCATTGCATAATTTCTTCTCTACGCAGCATGGTTAATTTTTTAATTTTGCTTAATATTTTTCTAGTTTGTAATCCTGACACTCGTGTACCTTTTTCAATCCAGTCAGTATGTGCCTTAAAATATTCTCTAAAGGCTGCCATTAATTCGTCGTGCAATTTGTCATCTCTATACATCAGTTTATAATTTCCAAGTCTGTAGCATAACTGGTATAACCATTTTCTTTAATAACTTTTAATACATTGTTTACACGACCCTGTAGTTCATCCTTATGACTGATTAAGTAGATATTTTTATTACGTTCTCTTGCCATCTTTTTTAACACAGCAAGAGCACTTTCTACTCCACTTGAATCTAATCCATTATCAATAAGTTCGTCAATGAACAACAAGTTAATGTGCTGATATAAACTTTCCCATACATCTCGAAATGCCCAACTTAAGCCTAGTATCAATCTATTACGTTCTCCTCTGCTTAAATTATCAAAATCTAAATCTTGTCCTAATTGTGTTATTTGCACAGTAAGATCATTTTGAAACAATACTTGATGAGGCAAACCCATACGATCCAAATAATAACTTAAACGATTATTAAGATAAGACAAATTTTGATCAATAATTTTCTTACGGATAAAACTATCCTTGCTGGTCAATAATTTAATTAAAAATTCTTGATGGTCTTTTAAAGCAGTAAATTCATTGACACGATCCCAACTGATTACTTCTATAGCAGTATCACGTAGTTCATTAATTTGTTCTTGATAGGGATCAGTTTCTTCACTGCGTCGTATTAATGATTCTTCCAAACTTTTTAAATTATTTTGATGTTTTAAAGCCTCTTCTATAGTGTCATAAAATGTAGTTGGTCTATCATTGATATCCCCTATTTCATCTAGTTCAGCAACTACTTTAAATAGTTTTTCATTAATATTTTTTAAATATCTAGCTGCTTCATTTAGATTATTCGCTGCTTCTTTTTTCATCTCTTGATGTTTTTTATTATTCAATGGTTCTTTACATTCAGGACACAGGTGTGCTGCTAGTTGTTTTAGATTATTGAGAAACTTTTTATAGTTTTTTTCTGCCTGATCTAGTGCAGTATCCAGTGTAGCACGTTCTTTGTTTAAACTTGTGATACGTGTTGATAAAGTATTGTAAGATTTTAATTTTTTGTGTTGTAATAGTTCTTGATCTATGTCAACATTCTTTAATTCAAGTATATTTTTGAATATTTTTTCTAAATCTAGTTCATGTTGTCTATACCAGGCACTTTGTTTTATTTGTAGGCTGAGAATACTTTGTTCAATGCGATCATTGCTTTTTTTAGTAGCTTCAATATTGGCAATTTCTTGCTGTATAATTTCTTTAGTTTGCCTAACCAATTCTTTTAAGGAATCACTTTTTTCACTTAACAGTGTGATACCTAATAATTGTTCAATGATCATACGTTGATCAGCAGCCCGCATACTTAAAAAAGGCTCTGTATAAGTATTTAGAGCAACAATATTTTTAAACATATCGTGCGTCATACCCAGTATATCATCTAAATCTTTTTGTGTTTCCCTAACGTCACCTTGGCTTTCATCAATTACTTCTTGTTCTTCACCATTTATATAAAACTTTAAAACATTGGGCTTACGTCCACGTTCTATTTTATAGAAGGTGTCGTTCTTTTCAAAATTCAGTGTGACCAACATATTTTTATTATTGGTCTTGTTTACGAGATTATCCTTCTTAATGTTGGTTAGTGCCTGTCCAAAAAGAGCGTAACTTAGTGCATTGATGATAGTAGTTTTACCTGTACCATTACGACTGCCATTGTCATCCCCACCTTGATCTAGGTTCTCACCCAAGACCAATGTTAGTTGTTCCCTACAGAAATCTACTGCTTGAGTATTATTACCAACACTCATAAAATTTCTAACTGTTAAGTTTTTAATTTTAATCATATATTTTTATAGATATCCATAAGTAGTTTAATATTATACGTATCACTTTCCAAGTTTGTTAATTGATTTATAACAATTTGATCTAAACTTTCAAATGCTGTAATTTCTAAATCAGTATTAAGTTCAATATCGCGTTTTTCAGGAATTAGAGTAAGTTCGCGTATTGGATAGTTTGCAATAAATTCTTCTTTTATGGCACTCCCCTCCTCATAACTGATAGGAATGTCTAATGTTACACGAAGATGTTGTTTAGATTTTATTAGTGTATCCTTTTCATCAATCAACCTACTCAATGTAATAGTTCTAAAAGTAGGTTGATTAGGCCAAGTATAATATTTAGGTTGTCCACCCCATTCTAGTATCATCATACCTCGGTCATCATCCCAAGAATCTGCATAGTTATGTGGAAAAGCATTACCAATATAGTGCATGTTCTGTTTATTTTGACGTTTGTGAAAATGTCCACTTAGACCAATTTCATATTTTTTAAACTGACTCAGTTGTATTTCACCATGATCAGGCATCTGTACCATAGCATTCATAAAGAAATTAGGTAATTCAAAATGTCCAAAAATATACCTAGCATCTTTCTTACCTATAGTTTTCCATTCATCGCCTACAAGCCAAGGACACATAGTGACTTCACTCTTTGTTATAGGTTTATATACAACGGTGATTCCTGGGATATATTTGCCAAATTCCACACTATGAATATCTCGCTTATCTTTATAGTAGAGATCATGGTTGCCAGGAAAGAAAAAAAATTGATCAAATGCTTTACCTAGCTTTTCCAAACTGCGTAAACTATAATCCATAGTAACAATATTAAGACTATTGCGATTATGATGCCAATCACCCAAAAAGAATCCAGTATCACAATTATTCTTTTTTGCGATTTTAATAAACCAGTTTACAAAATCTTCACAATCTTGATTATGTATTTGACTATTAGATTTTAAGCCAAAATGTATGTCTGTAAAAAATGCTGCCTTTTTAAATAAACTCATTCCTCGTCTCTTTCATATCTTTTCAAGCTAG